TTATTTGATTAAATCGAATGTTCGTTTTTTCGACCCTCGACAGCTGATCAACGGTTTTTCCAAGTGTTAGAAAATAATCGTCATAAACCATGTCCGTATCTGACACCGCAAAACCCATCTGCTGAAGACTTTGAGTGTTTCCAGCAAATGCCGATGTCATCCTTCCTGCTACGTCAACGATGTTTTCGCTATACGCCGACGCAACATCACTTGTTCTAATTATCAAATCGCCGACCTGTTTTTGCGTCAGACCAAAGCGAATACCCTCTGCCACTAAAATTTTGGTGGCTTTGACAATGTCAGTTGTTGCGAACGTCGATGTTTGATGCAGCTGATCAACTACAGCATTCCATTTTTCTAGTGATCCAACAGCATCAACACCTAGAGTCTTTTGGAAGCCCTGTATCGTGAATGTGAATTGTTTGAATATTAGTTGCGCCTTTTCAAACTTTTCCTCGAACTCGCCCATAGCTGATAACAGTCTTGATCCAATGGCCTCGGCTAGGCTTCCGATTGCGCGAATACCCATAGAAAATATGACGCCAAAAAATCCACCAGCAATAGCTGTTCCAGCTGTCAACGTGCCAACAAAATTCAAAAACTGACTATCAGCCTGTAACAGCAACACGCTCAAAATCCCTAACGGTTTCGACGAACTCCAAAGCAATTCGCCGATGCGAAAGAAAGCCGGATTGATTTTTGTAGTTAAGGTTTCAGCTACGTCGGACCATGTTTTTTTGAGCTTCAAAAAATCATCTATAACCGGCTTCGTATACTGTTGAACAATCTGAAATTGGTTGGCCAATTTGAATATGCCAACACCAGCAGCAGCAACCGCAAGCGTTTTGAGACCGCCTATCAGAATATCGGTGAAAATCGAATTTTGTTCTATTGCAGCGCTATTCTGAATCAGAGCCATCGACGTGCTTTGAGCACTTGAAGCCACAGAAATTTGTGATTGCTGTAGGTCATTATTTGAAGTCAAAAGAGTCTTAATCTCTTTGACCAGACGCAGAATCTCGCCATTCAATTCAGCCATTTGTTTCTGATATATCTCTGCTGATTTCTGCGCTCGCGACAATTCCTCCGATGCCTGATCATCGATTCTTATTGTTTCGACAAACTCAGCATTAGCCCTGATAGCCATGGTATGGCCTCATTTTTTTGAAAAGCTAGATAGGATGCTGTTCACGCAAGCGTAAATGTCTACCCAAAATCTGTGATAGATGCGTTCACGCCATCTAATCAGGAACGTGGCCAAAACCTCATTTAGCATATCACTTTGATCAGCTAGACCGCCCGATTCCGGGGCTATTCCTGTCTCGGCAATCACAAGGCATTGCTGGAATAGTTCTAGGGTATTTTCTGACCATTTGGCTTTGCCAGGACAGAAAGGCACCGGAACGCCAGCCTTATCCACCGTTATTGGTTTGGCTAGATTATGAAAGCCATCAGCCAGGCATTGCCTGGCTTTCATAATCTTTTCGTTGCACCGTCCACAGTCAAACTTTTTGCGATCATCATGATTGGCAAAATGAAGATCGACCAGGACGGCTATCAGTTTTTTGCTTCGGCCTTGGTTGGCGTCAGGACTTGTGCCTGGTAGGCCGCGAATATGTCGCCAATAGCACCGCAACGGTCTAGCAGACCCAATACATCATCCGTTGGCTTGCCGTCCTTTTCACGCCATACAACTTGGTCATTTAACGGCATGTCGGACGGATTTTGAATACCTTTCAGGGTAAGTCTCGCAACGGCATTCTGCCATGATCCCAGTGTGATAGTGGGATTTCCCTCGGTATCTGTGCCTTTGATCATCGAATTTTTGATTGCCTCGGTATCGCGCCCTTTCAGTTGAAAATTCAGTATCAGGTATGTCGGTTCTCCCTTGAGTTTCAACACTGATTCATCAAGAGATTTTAGATATTCGGGATAGCCTTCAGTATCACCAATCATGTCATCGGAACGGCAGATAAGTTTGATGCAGCTAAGATCGCGCTTCTTTTCAACTCTAATAGCCATGGGTAAATTCCCTTCTTGTTTTTGGACGTACCAAAAAAATACCATGCCTGACAGAATCAGGCATGGCCTTACACACACATAATCACGTCGTCGGACACTAGGGAGAAAACGCCAAGCCTAAGCAGCAAGGCTTGGAATCATCCGAACCGTAGCTTAACAGGGTCTTTTTGACCAGTATCGGACTGGTACAGCTGACCTTCAAGGCTGATACTGGATACCCCGTTTTCCGGGACTTCGATCGGTGGCACGCTCGGAATCCATTTTGGGGCTGTGATCTTTAGGTAGCGTCCAGAGGATACCGTACCTATCACGAGCTCCGGGTTGAATCCCGCGAAATTGCGCGTTCTGACCACGTCGCCGAAGGTCTCGTTGCTCAGGTCGAAATCGACCTTAAGCGTGATAGTGGCGCGGTTGGCAGCGGCAAAGCCTTTGTTGGCATCAGCACCAAAGCGGTTATCAAAGTCCACATGGTCATTGGCAATCTTGAGGTTGAAAGCCGTGGTATCGATCGACGAACCCGATTGGCTGAGTTTGATCGACCCGACAAGATCAGTATAGATATTGTCACGGCCTGTCTGCTGGACTGCGCCCGGATCCCACGGGGCTAGGTAGCTGTCGTCAGCTGCCGTGACCGCAGCACTCAAAACCACGGTGCTCGTGTTATCGTCGACCGATGCCACGTATAGCGAACCGTCCTGGCCAGCCGTAATGGTCCTTCCGTCCACGCCGACCATCATCACGCGGGCATTGGCCTCGTAGCGTTTCGATTCACCAGTGTTAACGATTACGTCAGTGCTGGCTGACACGGCACCAGACAGCTGAGCAAGGCCAGCAATATAGGCTTTGGCAGCCTTACCGCTGTACTTGACGGTGGCAGGCCCGTCGCCTTTGCCATCGAGCTCCATGTCGCGGACATATCCGCCCGTGTAATACTCGCCAAAGATGGTCGACACGCGGACCATGGAAAGCGTGAAGTTGGGCAAGTCCTGTTCAAAATCAATCGTGGTCCCGGTGTTGGTCTTTTTCCCTAGCGCCGATTCGATCAACGCTTGCACGGAATTGTCGATGCTAGACCCTGCTGAGCCGTTCATGTTGACGTAGGTATCGAAATCAAACTCAGCGACCTTTTTCTTGCGGATAATCCCGGTATGGAAACGACCGGAACGGTGGGCGTTAGATTCAACCGGTTGGTTGAAGGTCATGCCGCCAGTTGTATAAAGCAAGAAATCCTGATCATCGGTGCCAGCGGATTCGGTGCCGCCGTTGGCGAGACCTAGCTTTAGGTCGTCGGCGATATTGTTGCTGGTGCCGTTTGTGATCACGACGGTTGCAGCGGTGCCTGTGCTCTGATTCCAGACCGTGTATTGGTCAGGGCCAGCACCGTCAAAGGCTACCCAAACGCGGGCGTCTTGGCCGTCTGCCGCTAGGGCTGAGTTGATCGCAGTCTCAAGGGCAGCTGCGATCAGCGTTCCGGTACTCAGGCCAGCCACGGCTATGGATGCCGTCACGACAGCCCCACCAGACACGGCAGCTTTGAGCGTGGCAGGCGTGGCCGCGGCCGTAATATCGGTGCTGGCACTTGTGCCGCCGAGGCTTTTGCCCTGCGTGCCAATCACGGGAGGGTTGAAAACCCGCTGCGTGGTTTCCTTTTTGATGTAAATGGACCCATCGACGCCAAGGTTAAAGCCTTGCTTGTCCCCGGCATAGATGCGCGCATAGTCGGTCTTTGAACGAAACTTAGCCATTGGCTTTAACTCCTAAGCGTTAATGAATGTTGGATTACTTGAACTGAATCACTGCATAGTCATTCGCTGCCGCCTGTGCTGAAACCTTCAAGGCCCTAAGCGAACCCGCGGTGCAGGATAGGCACTCTAGGCATTTACCCTTGCCTAGCCGTATGCCATCGGTTTCGGTGTCGGTAGCTTTACCTACCGCCAGCCATGTCGACGTATTGATTGCGTAATTGCAAATTTTCCAGCCCGCCAAAGCGGGCACTATGCTAGCCGATACGACGGCAGCACTCGCGCTTACCCCTTGCGTACGCGACACGCTAAAGCCCGTCGTGCCTACGCTGGAATCAGTGGCCGCGCCTTTTGATAGGCTGGTCACGATTACGTGCGAGGTGCCGCCAGTGATTGCGAAGTATGTGCTGTATGGCGTCGTGTTAAGCGCTGTGCGCGTGTTTCCTGCCACGGTGTTAGCGTTATCGCCAGTGGCGATATCAACCTCGACAAGCGTGCAGCCAGTCACGGCAGTCGGCGCGGTCGATCCGTTGTCCACGTCATACCAGGGCTGGTAGCAATGGGCCTGGTCGGCATCATAGAAATAGAAATACTTTGCTGAAAGGCTGCCCGCGGTATCGCCTACCGCCGTAAAGTCTGACGCCTCGGCAACGGTTGGCGTGGCCTGTGCCACGGTTTGCGTCACGGCAGTAACGGACTGACCAGGCGCGGACGTTTGCGCCATGGCGGGTAAGGTCATTGTTGCTAACGCTAAAATCAAAGCCTTCATCGGCGTTGCTCCCTTGATTGGTAGTCGATCGGTTGGAATCACTGTTGCTTGAATTGCACGATGGAATAGCCGTTGGATGATGCCTGGGCCTTGACTCGCGTAGCTTTCAGCGTGGAAGGATTGCAGTTAGCGCAAAGGTAGCACTGGCCTTTATCTAGCTGAATGCCATCGTCGGCAACGTCTGTGGCCTTGCCGACCAAAAGATAGGTTGAGGTATTCACGGCATCATTGCACAGCTGCCAGCCCAGCAAATTCGGTGAAACAGAGGTTGACGTGATGGCTGCTGCTGACGTGGTGCCTACCGTCGTATGCGTGTGAACCGTCGAACCGACTCGCGTATTCTGAAAAAAAACCACCTGCGCTTGAGCGGGTATTGCCGCCAGCATCAATGCTACCAGTGACAAACTCAAAAACTTTGCCCAATAAAACATAAGCCACACTCCTAAAGGTCATAAGGTTTTGTCCGATAGTGTACCACTACCCGGACGGTTGCAACTCTGTTGGCCTCGATCATATGCAGGTCTGTTTCATCTCCGATTGATTCTAGCTGGTAAATCCTCTGGTGAATGGTCCTAAACTGATCCATGACTTGTGCCGTCGGGCTGTTAGACCACAGAGCCTTAGCCACGTTGCGTATGATCAGGTTCATACGCTCGTCGCTAGCCGTGTCGGCATCAAGCAGTTGAAGCCTTAATGACCAAGCTATTTCGAGCGATCCATGCAGATGCCTGTGCGCCTGGCCATCGTCCAAAACGAATAGCGCTGGCAAGTCCTCAGGTCCGAGTTCGAGACCCAACGGGATCGAGTCATAATAGACTTTGGCAATATCGACGGGATAACCGTTAGCCGTCCGAATCGTAGCCAGCCTGTCACGTACCGCTAGACCTATCTCAGACCTGATTGACGTGCCCATTAACTGTGCTCCTTGTCAGCCTTTAGCAATTCCGCTTCCACACGGCCCTTATGACCCTTCATAGCTTCCGATACGGCTGGCCTGATGTACGGCCTTTCTGGCATGTCGACACGCTTCCGCAGGGCAAACAGTGCCAGTATCGACTTTCGCACGCCTGATCCACGGCGTTGGACGATTGCCACCTTGCCGCCTGTCGCGCCGGGTATGATGGCAAACCTATCAGACCCACCGCCACGCTCGCGCATACGCTGGACGAAATCGCTAGGCGTCATGTCGCGGTACTGTCCAAGGATACCAGACGATTTGGGACCAAATAGAGGTATCCAAAGGTTCTTGGTAGTCTTGGGCGTGATAGTCCCGCCATACTCATGAATGCGACCATAGGGCCTAGTTCCAGCCCTACCCTTGCGCGATCGGACGCCTACGACACCGGATGCAATCTCATCACCTGACTTGCTCAAAATGTAACCACTGAAAATTGAATTCATCAGGTTGCCGGTCTTTGGCCTGTCGCGTGTACCCGTGAAGGTGTTGCGACAGTTGACCTTGGCCATACGTTCGGCCTCTTGGACGGTGCGAACCAGGGCCATAGTCTCGGCACGCCTAGTGCTGTCGGCAATCGAGTTTATGACCCTGGCTAGCTCGCGTATCTCGTAAACCTTAGCCATCGTCTAGCTCCGTCTGGTAGCCATCTCACCACGCGCACCGCTAGGCCATTCGCAGAATCTAAAGTCAGCCAGTAGGCTAACGCTTTCCTTCGGCAGACCGGCTTGGGCATCCCATGTGCCGCGATAGCTGATGCTTTCACCTTCCTTGGACTTCGAGGCTATGCCTACCGCCTGGCGTGCCCTGTGACGCCAATAGCCCTCTACCCCTATCTTACACGCTTGCTTGACACGCTCTGGAACCGTCGCATAACCCCATGTGTAATCAAGGCGCACGTAGCCACGCTGTAGGGGTAAGGATAGGAACCGAAAGCGTAGCTCGGAATCATCGAAGTTGTATTCGGTGGCAGCCACGACAACACCGCCAGACCCGTCACCGCCTACGCCTACCTTGACGGCCTGTACCGATATGACCGGCCATTGCTCAAAGCAGATAACGTCATTACGTGCCGCGTCGTGTAGCTCGTTGGTTTTGACCTGGGCACCGTCGAAGCGTGTTTCGGTGTAGGCGTCTATGCACTCGGACACGGTCGCTATCAGGCTTGTAATGATTGCGTCCTGGTCTGCTGTCAGCGGCAGCGCTAGGCCGATCCATTTGGCTGCCTCATCGTTTGTGATGTAACCCATTTGCTAGCTCCTCATGTCAAAAAGCCCGTTGGCCTCAGTTGACCAACGGGCTTCAAGCCTATGCTACCTCACCCTAGAGCTTTACTTCGCCTTTGCCAGCCATCGACCGATTGGCAGGCTTGCCCTCGGCTGCTGCACCGCTAGCCTTTTCCGTTGCAGTCGGATCGGCCTTAGGCGTCAACAAACGGTAGCGAAAGCCAACATCCTCAGGCTTCACGGCTTCCTTTTCGATACCAGCAGCACTAGCACCGATTATCCTATGATGGTCCGGGTCACGCTCGCATACCGCGCGGGCTGCGTCGATTGGCAGTTGCACACGCGCACCGTTTTGCAATGGCTCGCAGGCTGCCTCGGTCAATCGACTAACACCCTTATACGGTAGGCTGTGAACCTCAACCACGCAGGTTTGTACCTTTTCGACTTCTTTACCCATGATCGCACTCCACATTGAAAAGCACGCCCTAAGGGTCATGCCTCAAAATCAGATAGCCGTTTCGACGTTGATACCGATGATCAAAGATTTCTCGGTTGCGCTCTGCGTGATCGCCGAGAAAGTGTGACGTTTTTTACCCGTCATGAGCATCTTGTCAGAGCTAGGCAGTGACGGTGCAGCCCAAACGCGAATTGGTGCACGCAGATGCCTCATGCAACGCGATTTCTTGACCAAGCCTACCCAGGTCTTGGTCTGGCCGCTGACGGTGTAAACACCAGTTGCAGCCAAGTCCTCGCGTACCCATTCGCTGGTCACAGGCTTGATGCCGTAAACCGGTGGCACTTGGCCCGTGACGTTGGACGCTGGCGAACCGAACGCGAACGCCGTGAACAATTCCGGGATAGCGCCCGTCACCAGTTTGGTCTCGACAAAGCTGCCGAGTATCCAAGCAAGGTCGCCTTTTTCGCTTCCGAATTTGCCCATTTTCGCAAGCATGTTGTCGAACATTTGCTTGCTAGGCGCATCGCCGTTGTGGTCGTAAACCGAACCGTTACCGCTGTTGTCCAGCGCACGCTTGCGGATACCCTTCCACGCCTTGCGGAAGTCAGTGCTGGCAGTAACGTCGGCATCCATGTGGGTGTTGCTGTCGTCACCGTCTAGGTAAGCACGCTCCTCGGAACGTGCCACACCAAGACCGATTTCTTTGCGGATCTTGTCGATGATCGCCGGGGCTGAATCCTGGTTCAAGTCCTGCGACAGTTCAGTGTGAACCACGTTGTCTTTGGCCGCGATCAGGTAGTTAGCCTGCGTGTTGGACTGCACACCGAAGGTTGC